TCAGCAGGACGGCCGTTGCCGGGAAGCCGGCAGCGTACAGATCGCCGATGACCTTGCGGATCAGGGCGAAGCGCTTCAGCGTGGTCGCCGGGAAGGCGGTGATGTTGGCGGCGGTGTAGCCGTGCGCGGTGTAGTTCGCCGCGATGAAGGTGCCGCTGATCGCGGGAGCGATGCCAGAGCCGACGACGAGCTGGGTGTCGACCTTCTGGTCAACGCCGTAGCGCATGCGGGTGTTCACGTAGGCGGCCAGCGCGGTGTTGTCCGCGGCGAGCTGCTTCGAGATCTTGATCCAATGCGCGACCGTCGAGACGGGCATGTTCACCAGCGTCCAGGTGAGCGCCGATTCACCCTTGGCCGTGTTTTCAGCCGCTTCCGCTGCCGAGTTGGTGTACGAGGCTTCCTTCGTGAACTCGATCGCGTTGGAAGTGGTCGTGGTCGACGGCAGCAGGGCTTCCATCGAGAACGGCAGGTAAGCACCAGCCACGACGCCAGGCTTGCGATCCGGGGCGACGTTGGTGTCCGAGCCCACCAGGGTGTTTTTCACTTCGATCCGCATCTTCTGCGAACGGCCGCCAGCGAAGTCGGCGTAACGCTCCGACTTGATGACTTGACCGCCCCAGGTCTCGTCAGCCTTGACTTCCGGCTGTGCCGAGCCCTTCTGCTCGATCTGGGTCAGGCGGTCGGCCAGTTCGCGCTGCTGCGTGCCGATGGCTTCGAGGGCGGTCTTGGTGTCGCTCGACACTTGGCCGAGGGTCTTCGCTTCGCCGTCGGCCTTGACAGACATGGCGGTGAGCTTTGCCTCGACGGAATCGAGGGCTTTCATGATGGCTTCGGACATTTTTTGCCTTTCTTTGGGCGTAAAAAAACCGCCTCAAGGGCGGTCGGTTGGTTGCGGGTTGTGCGTCAGGCGCCGAGCTTTTGCAGTCGCTCAAGGATCAGTGCCGTGGTCTTCGCTTCGGCGTCTTCTGGGGCATCCCGCCCGTCAAAGATCGCTTTCGCGCGGGAAACGATCGCCATCGCCTCCCACTTGCCCAGCCCCGCATCCCGCAGCAGCCGTTCAATGTCTCGCTCGGTCTTGCACTCAGGCAAGAGAGCTTCAAAGTCGATGGATTTCACGCTCGAGAGGTCGATACGCGCGGCGCCGTCAGCCGGAAAGACGACCGGCGAGACTTCCATCAGGCTCGACCATTTGCGGATCAGCCGGCCCGCCTTCGTCTCTTCGTAGTCGCCCTTCTTCAGCATGCCGCCGATGCTCAGGCCGTCCAGCGTGCCGTGCTTCATGGCCGCGCCGACGTCGTTCGCTAGGCTGAGGCTCGGCGTGAGTTCGCCCTCGACGTACAGGCCGTGATCGTCCTCTTTCGCGAGGGTCCACTTGCCAATCGGCATGTCCCAGGCGTGATTGAAGAACATCTTCGGCGTGCCGGACTTCAGCGTCTCCGCAAAAGCGCCCTTGGCGATCGTGTCGCCGTAGGAATCGATGCCGCCGAAGACGGAGGCATAGCCGGAGAACTTCCCCGAGTCGCCTTCCATCTTCAGGCTCACATCACTGAGCGATAGAGTCTTGTGCAGAAGCATCGATGCCCCCCTTCGGTTGTTCTTTGCCCAGCTTGTCCAGCGGGAGCAGATTGGATTGCGCGGTCAGGACGTCGGTCCCCTCGATCTTCGGCCAGCCCTCAAGCTGGCGGATCTCGGCGCGCGTGATGATCCCGTTCTGGGCGTACTTCGCGTAAAGCTCGGCCCGCTCGGCGGCGCTGCCCCGCAAAAGCGCGTCCATGCTGAATTCAGCGTTGGAATTCGAGCGCTGTTTCGGCGTCATGATCCGCTTGCGGGTCGCCTGCTCGATGTTCACGACCATCGGGCGGATGGTCAGCTTGTAGAAAAAGCCCTCCACGATGTCGTGGTTGCCGTACTGCACGACGCCGGGGTGGCCCACCAGCACCGAAGGAACCCCGAACCATCGGCAAATCTGCTCGACACCGAAGCGCCGCGTCTCCAAAAGCTGCTGATCCTCGGGCGATAGGCTCAGCTGCTGGTACTTCATGTTCGCCTCGAGCACCGCCAGGCGCGACATGCTGCCAGACGACAGTTCACCGTAGTTCGCACGGAGCCCTTCGCGCTGCGCCGGGGTCAGAGCCGAGTCGATCATCAGGATCGCGGTCGGCTTGCCGCCATTCCCGAACACCTTCGACGCCGCGGCCTGCGCTTTCGCCTGCTCGTCGGTCGTCGAGCGCATGAACTCCAGCTTCGCCAGTCCGACCGTGCCGTTCCCGAGATTCTTCAGGTGCAGGACGCTGGACTCAGACAAAACCGCGATGTTGCCATCCACCGTGTACTCGTAGGCCATCGAGCCATCGTCCAGCACGAACGGGCGTACCTGATCGGCAGGCATGGGCCACATGGACACCACTTCGCCAGCGATCCGCTCGAGCCGCGCGTAGGCATTCCCGCGCAGGTCGTGATTCATCATCATCGCGCGCCAGAATTCGAACGGCGTCATGCGCGAATTCGGCGATTCATGCAGCAGCGAGTACAGGCGAGAGTCGCGCGCCAGGGTCTTTTCACCCTTCTTCGTCTCGTAGGCGAAGTACGGCAGGCTGGCAATCGTGTTCGCGCGAAGCTCGATGCACGCCCAAACTGCGTCAAGCTGCAACGCGCCATCCGGTCCGATGTTGGCGACGCCCTCGGTCAGCGTGGTGGCAGGTAGGCCGTACTGCTCGCCGCTCGCTTCGGACAAGGCTCCGCCCCATCCAAACCACCGGCTGACAGTTTGAAGGATTGTTGCCATCAGTAGACGATTGGGTTGTTGATGATGTCGTCCAGCGGCATCGTTGTTTCAGCGATCGGCATCACGCCGCACGCCATCGCAAGAGCCACCATCCCGTCGATGCGGCCCCGCGCGTTTTTCTTGTCAAATTTCCGTGCGCCTGAGTCGCCGATGACCTTGGCGTTCTTTGCGCACATCTCAAGGATCGGGTGCATCCCGTGGCGAAGCTGCTTCCCGAGCAACTTCACTTCAAGCTCGCGAAGGGCCGGCGTCATCGACAGCGTTCCCTGCCCGTATGGCTCGAACTTCGCCAGTTCATCCTCGGAGAAGTTCGCCTTCACCAACCACGGCCGCAGATGCACGAACAGCGCGCGGTCAAAGGCAACCTTCTGCACGTCGCACCGATCGAACAGTCCGCGCAGGCTCTCCGCGACGAATTCGTACTCAATCGCGCGGCCTGGCGTGGTGTTCAGGAAGCCCTGTCGCGCCCACAGGTCGTATGGAACCTTGTCCTTGCGCGCCTTTTCTGCCAAACCATGCTCGGGAAGCCAGAATTCCGAGTGAACGCCGCCGTCTTCGGTGACCAATTCGAGTGATGTGAGGTCGTGAACGCTCGACAAATCGAGCCCGGCCCACACCTTTTTGCCCTCGATCGGGCCACATTCCGCTCCGTTTTCTCGCCAAACAGAGGCCGCAACGAAGGGAGAAACCGCCTCGACACGCTGATTCAGGATCAGATTTCGAAACTCCGGCTCCTCTGCCGGCATCTGCATCGCCTTCTTGCACTGCTTGTCCACGTCATCCAGCGATCGGAACTTGCCGAGTGCCGGGTTTGCCGCGGCCCACGCCTTTTTGTCGTCAAGTCTGCAGTCTTCAGGCGCCGCGTACACATGGCACACGACGCGCGGGTCATTCGCCGCCTTCTGCCCATCGATCCACGTCGAGAACAGGTCAGCATCGGTCGGCGCCTGCGTGCTGATCGCGATCAGCAGCGGGTTGTCGTAGGCACCCTGCGCGGACGTGACCGCGGTCACGAACTTGTCGGTCGGCCCGACAACCTGGCCCACTTCGTCGAGGATCGCCAGGATGGGAGACAGGCCGTGAGCCGTCTTACCCTCCGCAGCCAGCGCGCGGAACAGCACGTTCTTACGCAAGCCGACCAAACGCTTACCGCTCGGCTGAATCCGCACCAGCGGGGTCAGAACCTCGCTCAGTTCGATCATCTTGCGAGCAAGCTCAAAGATGACCGCGGCCTGTTCCTTCGACTGCGCGCCGCTCACGATCTGCGAGTTCTGCACCGCCTCCGGGCCGACCAGATGGGCAAGCAGGATTGCCGCGATCAGCGCCGTCTTCCCGTTCTTACGAGCGATCGACAGGTACGCGCTATGCGTCCCATACGGGTTGTCGTAGATCTCCAGCACGAATTTGCGCTGGAAAGCCTCTAGCTTCATCGGCTGCCCGATGTTTTTCCCTTCAGGCGCCAGGCAATACGTCTCGATGAACGCGCAGACCTTCTGCCCGCGCGTCAGCTTGCGCGGCTTTTTCCGGGCGGTCGCCATGCCTACGCCGCCACAGGCTGCGCGCCTTCGATCCGTTGGCGCGCGATCTCAAAATAGGCTTCGTCGCGCTCGATGCCGATGAAGCGCCGGCCGGTGTTCGCGCAGGCTACGCCAGTTGTCCCGCTGCCCATGCAGTTATCGAGCACCGTGTCGCCTTCGTTGGTGTACGTGCGGATCATGTACTCCATCAAGGCCACGGGCTTCTGTGTGGGGTGCAGCCCAGCTTCGCGCTTGTTGTCGCCGGAAATCTGAAGAACAGAGCAGGGGTTGTGCCGCCCATCATTCACGCCGACGCGCTTTGCGTCAGCATCTACGTCCCCTACATACGCGCCGTGCCCCTTGGTACGGTTGACGCTGTATGGCTTTCCCTCCCGGTACTGCTTGTTGTAACTCGGCGGCGAACGGTAGAAAACGCAGACATCTTCGTGACGCTTCATCGGCATGCGGTTTGCATTGAGTGCTCCGGTGTATTTGTTCACCTTGTCCCACACCCAGCAATAGCGGAAGTCCTTCAGGTTTGACGCGATCAGCGCGGTCGTGAAGGGCTGCGAGGCCGTCAACACAATGGCCGCACTCGGCTTCGCAATGCGCCTGTATTGCGCCCACAGCGGCTCAAACGGGATCACGGCATCCCACTTGCAAGCAGTCGTCCCATACGGCAGATCACACAGGATCAGGTCCACCGAGCTGGAAGGAATGCCAGCCATAACCTCTAGGCAGTCGCCACGCCTCAGATCAATCATTTCTCGATGCCCTGATTCTTCAGCCGCAGGTAGATCCCGATCGCCACCGCAGCGACCACGTACCACTCT